GACCGCACTTCTCTGCTGTCCAGGGGTGGGTCACAAGCAGCTTCATTGGCTTTCATCACCAGGTCATAGATTTCATCGTAACTGTACCCTTGTGAGTGGTATTGCCCTGCTAATGAAGTAAGACTCTGGTTTCTGCATCCGGCTGGAATCATTGGATATTCAGGCTCCAGTGCTATGCCCTTGTCTGCCTTCCAATCTACCTGGTAATACCTTGTGCTATACTTGCTCTCCGTCTGAACTTCATCCTTGAAATACTTATCAAGGACATAATTGATGCCGTTCTGATTCTCGATTATCTTGTCATACAGCATCTGTCTGCCGGTGGTGATGAAGTACCTTCCTACCTGGTAAATCTCTATGCCTTTTCTGTTGTTCTTCCCATTGAATGGCAGCACCCCTTTTACCAGGATGTGAAACCCTCTGCCACTCTTACTCTTTTCGGTGTAGCTGCGGATGTGGTTTATTATGTCCATCGTTTCCGCAGTGGGTATTATTCCGTTGTCCTCAAAGCCCTTATCGAGGTCTATGCCAACGATTCCGTTATCATTGAACACGAACCCTAGGTAATCAGCTTTCCTCGCCTGAAGCGCTTGTAATGCGCTCTGGTAAGAACTCCAGGTCTCAGGTGAACTCACTGATGCGGCCTGCATCGTTATGGCATTAAGCGGTAGCTTGCTGTCCTTGCGATTTACTACCCACTGATTAAGTGAGGTAATTTCTTCCGGCAATCTCATATCAGCCCTCTGTAGCTTGCTGCCAGTTTGATGAACTTCCGTACCACAAACCAGCTGCTCTCACTGTTCTTACACAGTACGCTCATGGCTTCTGCCAGGGGGAGACCAGAGGTAAATATACATCTCAGCATATCTACCTCCAGCCGATTGAAATGGGATAATGCAGCGCTTATGCATTTGAAGTTATTAGCTTGCGCTTCTGTCAGCAGTGCCAGGTCAACAAGGTTTTCATTCTGAAAGTAATAATTAGCACAATGGGAGATAAAGGCATTACAGTACCCAACACTGTTTCTCTTGGCACCCACCATACTTATCCCCTTAGCCCAGGAAGGCTTTTAACTCATCATCACTTAACTCTACAGCCTTGTTTTCGGCTGATTCATAATTCTTCAAATTTACAAAGGTAACTGTTTCATTAGGATCATTCTTACTTGGTAACACGGTGTGTGTGACCTCAGCCTTGAATGATTTACCCATCAGCAGGTCAGGATCTACATTCTTGAGGTTCTTGTCATTCATGGCTGCCTTAGCCATCCGGCTGAACAGTGACCGCTGGACATCATTAGGTCTTTCATCCTTGGTCATGAAGTAGAATGTCTGGAACAGTGTGCGGCCTGTTTCAGTGGCCAGCTTCATATCCACTCTCTGGAAAGCAGGATCATACTTAATATCCTGAATTGTGAATACATACTTCCCTGTTGCCAGGGGCTGAAATTTGTTCTCAGCTAACTCGATTGTATTAGACATTAGTGGTTACTCCTCCTTACTCTTACTTACCCTTAATGTGTATATTGGTTTTGTGATGGTGTACTGCTCCAGCAGGCCATCTTCTTCTAACTTCTTCTTATCGAGATCCTTTTTGTAACTCAGACCGACATTGAACGTATAGCCATTTAGAGCCATTACAACGCTCGTTTCATTCTCTGCGAACTGACTTACGGAATACTCCTTAATTCGCTCCTGGAGTGCCTTAGAACGCTTCTGGAGGGGCTTGAGAGTAGCTTCAACCTCTGCGCTCTGCTCTGCCAACTCAATGTACTCTTTCATCAATTCTTCGATGTCAGTGTTAGGATCAATGTACTTGGTCTTCAGTGCCTTCAGGATTTCTTCATCTTCCGGCAGATACTGTGGTGAGATGCCAGTTATGACATGCGATTTGTACCATAGCTCGGCCTTCTCTATCAGCAGGTCAAAGTGTGGGAACTTCTCATGCACCTTGAAACTGCGGACAATGGTGTTATTAGCGTTAGGCTTGAACTCGGCTGGGTTATCGTATTCCTTATCCTTGAGGAAGGAGCAGACAACGATTACATTCTCTGTGCCAGATAACCAGGCATATAAACTAGCCTGCAGTGAGTAGTGAATTGGGATGTCATTAACCCAATCCTCTGGCCTTGAGCTTGTCTTGATTTCGATTACCGTATCAACGGAGTTATCGTTTTTAAGCAGTAAGGCATCCCACATCCCGCCAAAGATGTCATTCATTGGGTAGAAATCTCGGTGAATCATCTGCTCACTTCTCGGTGCAAATACATCCTCAGGCTTAACCAGGTTTGTCATGTAGTAGGATTTCTTGAGGTACTCATCTATGATGGGTTCAATCACCTTACCAGCGATGGTGTACTTGGTATCAGTGAACGGCTCTCTGTAGGTGTCTGTCATCTCGCACCAAGCTGCAAACTCGCTTTTCCATACGTTGTAACCCAGCACAGCACCAAACCTGGTGCCAGTGATTTTACGAGGTAACGCTGGTGGAGTAATCTTTACTCTGTTATCTTCTAACCATTCCATTTCTTCTCCTTAAAACAATTGTGTTTGTTGAACTTGTGTTTCAATTCTTCTCTTTGCTATGTCAAAGTATTTCTGATCTATCTCTATTCCTATGAAATTTCTATCAAGATTCCGGCATGCCACCCCAGTAGTGCCACTGCCCATAAAACAATCCAGAACAGTATCACCAGGGGCAGATGAGTTTTTAATTAAATTTTCAATAATGTTTAGAGGTTTAATTGTGGGGCGCTCATATAATTCTTTGTCTTTGACATTAGTAGTGCTTCTATAAACTGTTCCCATAGTTTCATAAGTGCCATTTATTTTTGCCCCCTGTTCCCAGAACATTAAGCAGTATTCTTTATCTTTTAGATAATGGCCGTTAGTAAATGGAGGAACATTTGTTTTATGCCAAATTATGATTTCAAAATTGCACCCTTGCTCTTTCACAAAATAGGTTAGGTAATCGTAAATTTGTTCCTTATTACACCATATATATATATATATATATTCTTTAGGACTCTGACGAACTCCCCCATCAGCTTCAGGTCAATGCCATCACCTAAGTTAGAACTCATCATTTGGTGAACATAATTTCCTGGTTTACGTTTCTTTAAGATTCCTGTGCCTATGTGTAGCCCTTTTATCTCATAAGGCGGATCTGTAACTATTAAATCGATGCTTTTATCAGGTATCTTTTTTATTTCCTGGTAGCAATCACCATTTATTAGCTGGATCACATCCTCTCCTAGAACGGCAGCATATCATCCGTGATTTCGATAGGTTTAGTAGCACTTAACTTCTCATTGAGCTGGTTAATGATGATCTCTGCCTGGTTTTTGCTGACATCCTTCAGCAGATGGGTGTCCATCAGAATCTGCCTTGAGAGATCGCTCATACCTTTCTCTGTTAATTCTTTCAGTAACTTCTTTAAAGCAGTAATCTGGAACTCATTAGCTGGTTCATCAGCATTAGTGAGCATCTCTACCAAGGCTGCTTTCTTTTCTTCCTTAACCTCTACTGGCTTTGGCTCTGCCTTAACTGGTACTTCTTCTGCTACACCGTCACCATCAATGAGGTCAGCTTCTACAATGTCCAGAACTAACTGCCAGCTGTATCTGCGGATGTAGGTAATGCTGGAACCAATTCTCTGCACTACGTTGGTAACCTCACCACCAGTACGGCTGGAGATGATAGGATCCGCAACGGCAAATGGAACTCTGAACTCAACCTTTTCTTCCGGCTGCTCGCAATTCACTACTGAAGAAATGAAGATGTTATCAGTGATGGTATCTACCTTCAGCAGTTTGTACTTGCGGAAGATTTCTTCAGCCTGCGGAATGATGTCTGCAAGCTGGAAGTACATATAAGCCTGTTTGATATTCTTTCCCGTTTTCTTGATTCCACTCTGCAAGAACTCAATTCTTGCGAGGTTTAACTTTTCATAAATGTTCATTTTTTATACCCTTTCCCTTTATCTTTTCCTGCAGCTACACCTACAAAATTCATAGTGTCAGGGGCTGTAACTTCCATCTCACAGATGTTGTTTCCAACCTCTATGCCCTTGTGATTCATTAGGTTCTTAGCCTCAATAGCGTGGTTCACAGTGTCGAACAGCCACAGTGTGTACTGTCCGTCTGGTGTAAAGTGAACCGCTACAAATCCATCTAACTTAGTAATGTAGTCAACGGCAGCTCTGCTTTTCTTCATAAACGGAGATACCATACCCGTTGCTACTGAGAATAAGTGTGTTCCTGTTTCAATTTCCTTCTGTTTCATTTATTCCACCCAATAACATTTATTCTTTCTATATGTTGTGCATCTTTTCTTGTAGCTCCGCACCAGGTAGGGGTCATCATCCACGTAGTCATAAGCGATTGGGTCAGCCTTTCCTTCAAACGTTCTGGCTATCCTGCCAATACTTTGCGTTACTACCGCATAATCCTTCTGAGGGGTTACAAGGAATAATCTTTCCAGCCTTGGGATGTCTAGCCCTTCCTTGGCTAGTGAGTAGGTAGCGAACAGATATTTCTTCTCTCCACTCCTCATCGCATCCATGGCTGCATCTCTGTCTTTGCTTTTGCTCTTACCGCTGATGAATACCGCCTTCTCTTTCATATCTTCAGGTAGCAATTCCATCAGCTCTCGCAAGTGTTCTAATCGGTCACTCAGCACCAGGCAGCTATGCTCTTTTTCATCGTGCAGGTCACAGACAATACGCTCATTTCTGCCAGTGTGTTCAGCCAGATAATTCAGCATCTTGGCATAGATGATCTTGCCATCGAACCCAAATATTCTGTCCGGCAGCTGAACTCCAGTGCCTATTGGCTTGATGCCTACTCGCATAATCTTGCTGGCTGTTTCCTTCTCATCAATGGTGTAAATGACATCACCTAATAATGCGAACGTGCATTTTATCAGCCCATCACTTCTGTGTACTGTTGCTGACAATCCGTATTTGTGCTTGCAGCTCAGGTTGTTCAGTACCTTCTGGAACATTGTCAGTGAGGTAGCACTGGCGCTCACTCTGTGGCACTCATCTACCACAATGACATCCCATTCATTTTTGAATGTTGGCAGGTCGAGGTTTACCATTGTTTGCACCGTTGCAAACGTGATGCCCTCGCCTATCCGTACCTTGCCTTCTGTGATCGTTCCCAGCAGGCTCTCATCAATGTATCTCTTGGCTCGGTCATACGATTGTGTTAGCAGATCCTTAGTGTGGGTAAGCCATAAGGCTTTCTTTCCCAGCTTGGCTATCAGTGCAATTCCCACCTGGGTCTTACCACTTCCGGCTGGTGCCTGAAGGATCCCATAGAACTGTTCGTACATACTGTCTACCGCTTTCCGCTGGTAGTCATACAGCTCAATTTCAGCCCCGTAGCGCACTGTTTCATTCTCTTGGAACAACTGCTCTGTAGTACCCCTAATCAGCGGTGCGAGGTCTCTAAGACAGCCATACGGCACTATCCATTTGTTACCTCTGACCTCGAACATTTCCAACTCTGAGGGTACGTTCCAGGTACTGAAACCCATACGCTCCCTTGACATGTATTCAGGGTTATCAAACCGCAAATTCTTCTTGATCCACCTCACTACTTCTGTGGTGGGGTTTTCTATGGTGATTACGTTGTCGAGGTAGCACTTCATGTAGCCCACTCCTCCAGGGTAATCAATTCCTCACACTCAGCCAGGCCAATGCTCTTAACTCCTCTGTTCATCAGGTCATTCACCCTCTCCCAGCTGATAATGTAATTGCCGGTAGACATTCCTAAGACAAAAGCAGCTATCGCATTTCCGCTTCGTTTCTCAAGCATTGTCATAGCCCTTATCTGGTTAGGCTCTACCCTTCTCAATTCAAATCTGTCCTTGGCACAGAACTTGGCATCCAGCAGTGCGAACTCCATGCCCCTAATAGCTATGATGTCGGCTGGCTGGCCTGTTCTGCTTGCGGTCAGCAGTGTTACCCAGTACCCTCTGTCATAAAGGACCTGAGCCACTCTTTCTTCGTACTTTGTACCGCTTATCTTATTGTTCATTCTTCTTCTTTTTCCTCCACATCGTTGATTCTCTGGTGAATGGAGAGAAGTTACTGCATGCCTGTTGAGCTCTGTGCTTTCTGTTTAATCTGTCTACTTCCTTGCGGAACTCAGCGTATCTCTCGCACTCGCTATGGCATCCAGGGTATCTGTCTTTACAGTGATGACAACATTGTTTCATTGGCACTCCTTCGCATTTCTGCGTATTTCCGCTGCGTTTAAGCCTAGTTTCTTCAGCACTTGACTTGTAGGAGCCAGTAACTGTTTTGTGCGGAACAGTGGCTTATTTTCGGCTTCCAGCTCATCTCTAACTTCGGTGATGATCTTCCTTGCCTGGCAGTAACCAATTGGCACCAATTCTCTGATGTCCTGAATAGACAGATACGGCTTCTCAATCACCTCTGCCTGGCTCTTAAATGTTATTTCCGGCATAGAAACCCAGCCCTAACCCAGCAGCCTTGGTAAGTAAGAAGACGGTGAAGCTGTCGCTATCAGCAGCCAGCAGGAACAAACTGATAAGCATAAGTAATACGTTAATTCTCTTTTTCATACTTTCCCTTTCAGAACAGTTTTTGCTGTTCGTTCTTTTTTAATCGGTAGCCTATTCTTCGATATTCCTCATAAACAGGCTTCCAGATGTATTCGCATTGTTTTCTCTCGGCAGGCAGTAGCCTTGCCAGCGTTTCTAATTCAGCTTGGATCTCGATAGCGTAAGGGCAACCCTTGCAGCCTGTTCTTATGAAGTTATATGGTGGGTAGTACAACTTGCATAACTTGATGTTGTGCTCCTTGATGAACCATTCTTCCCACTCATCTGTTATTACCGCTAGTGGCTGAAATGAGATTCTGCCTTTTCTAAACACAACACAGTGTGTACGGGTTCTCCTGCCACCTTCAGCTTTCCTCATTCCTGTAATCTTGTACTTTCGCCCACTTTCCTTTTCGTATTTCTTCATTGGATATTTCTTAATCTCATCACAGCATAGGTCTGAGATTTTCATAGTGAACTCTGGGCTAAATTGATACTTGAGGATTTCAGGGACACCCAGCATACTGGTACAGATCTCTCTCTCTCTCTCTCTCTCACGCCAAAGTATTCTTTAATGGCTGATTTTACATAGGCTGGAAGTGTAGAGATGTATTCATAACTGTAAGCCAGCTCTGGGTTTTGTTTTACCTCCTGGATGTACGGATCTATCAATTCCTGATGTGTTTGATAACGGTATAACTGTTGGCTGTATTCCTTACTTTTGAATGGGTAACCGACTCGCTCCAATGTCTGCTTAATGTTCTTAGTAGGCTTTAGAATGATGAATCTGTCATCCTCTTTCTGAAGCTCTTTAACAAAATCGACTATAGCTAGGTATTCAATGCCAGTATTTGCATACACTCTTTGAATCTTATTTCCAGGCAGTGCCATATCCAGCAGATGATGAATAACTGTGCTGTCTTTGCCACCAGAGAAACTGAGGTAGAA